CAGCTTCTTTGGCTATCTGCAAACCTTCAATGCTATACATGTCATCAACGATAGCGTCTTTGTTGCCTTGACTTGTTACCTCTCCTCCGTCAGCGTACCCAGCTAAACCGCCGCCTGCTTTACCCGGAGTGGGGGAATCAAACATCCCCATTTTGCTTAAACCGTAAGCGCCCATACCGATACCACCAAGCTGGCCCATCAAGTTGGGCGGGGCTGCGTAAACCGACTGAGTTGATTGTTGACCCAACGGCAAGCCACGGATCATGTCGGACATGAAGCCCAACTGTTTATACGGATAGTTCTGTTGGTTTAGGAAATCCTGATACGCCATGTCCAGCGGACGCTGGGCTTGCTGCTGTTGCTGTGCGCCCAATTGACTTTGCAACTGAGTGATACCCATTCTTTGACCATACTCGGTTTGACCAAGTTGACCTAACTGACCTGCGGCTTGCAATCCAGTTTGGAGACCCTGCATACCCAAACCAGCGCCGTACTGGCGTGACTGCTCACCCATGCCTTGAGCTTGTAAACGCCGAGCCTGATCACGTTCAAATTGCTGCTGGGCGTTTTGAAACGCAGCTTGCCGACCTGTAGCCTCAATGCCTTGAAGCTGAGAATTTAAAGAACGCTGTGCTTCAGCATCTATGATTGCCGACCTGCTGCCACCAAACGCACCTTGTTTTACTGCTTGGGCTTGACGCATCGGTTGAGCGATTTGAAAATCCCGTAAAGCCTGAGCTTTCTGGTAATCCACCACATTTTTAGCGTATGGATCCATGTAATCTTGAGCGGCTTGTTCGTTAAATTGACCGCCATAAAATCTACCACCTTGGTAATTTGTACCGAGCGCACCAAGACCCGCCATGCCAGCAATGCTAGAACCAAGCCCTACTTGTTGGGATGGCTGCATCTGTTCTGCTGTCTCAAATGTTCTTTGTTGCAAAGGCTGAAACCCAGCAATCCGCTCACCACCGTACTGTTGGTATGGGTTTTTACTTATATCGGTAAGCGCCGCGCCTTTTGCCAGCGTATCTTTGGCATAGCCTTTGGCCCAGTCAGGCAGTTCAACAACTTGTGTGGTTTTCTCGGGCGTGCTTGGAGAGCCACCCATGTCGTACAGCCTTATTTTTCCGCCTTCTTTTTTAAACGCACGTAGATCGCCAGCGGGCGTATCCAATAAAGCCAATTGACGTTGATAATTGCGACTCATGTTTCTTCCTTAAAGAATTTTTGGTACACTACACTCTGCACCTCAAACCCATACTTATCAGCCTGTTTACGCCAGCCGGGACGACCAACGAACTCAATGCCGGAACAACCAGCATCTCTAGCAAACCTGTTGAGCAGGTCGAATATTTCATCATCCATATACTGCATATGGCTTGGCTCCATTGCGCAGTACTGAACAACCAGCATTCTGCGCCGTGGGTAATCTTTTACTTCCGTAATCACATGACCGTAGATTTTGCCTTCTTCATGCCCAATCCACAACTGCATCTGACCATTAAAAACAAACCGTAAGATGTCGTCTACCGTTGCCCTGCCTCTTGTCCATTCTTGGGATTTTGTTAAAAGAGGGAGCAACCCCGGTATCGTTTGAGCCACCATGCCCGGTGGTATCAAAGACACCATCATGCCGGTAGATACTTCTCGGAGCGGCTGTTCTTGGCGACCTTGCCCTTGCCCACAGTCTTGCCGCGAGCTTTCTGAATCCTGTCCATCATGGCGTACAGCTTACGTGCGCCAGCCTCAGTCGAGCCGTTGCCCAACTCGGACACGATACGTGCAGGTACGACAAACTCGCCGTCGGCTAAACGCGCAGGTTGCTTCTTTCCAATGACCGCAGGGATGGAATCAGATACACCATCGCCCGGGCCACGCAGCAACCGACCGCCGTCTGAGTAATCGCCAAGATGAGAGATGCCGCCGGAAGCCATCATGCCGCCAGCCGCCGCCCTTGGCGTGTATGCTGGGCTAAAGTATCGACGCTCGCGCCCATACGGATCAGGTTCTGGGAATGGGTTAGCTGGGTTTGCAGCGTATGTGTATTGCTGACCGGGGTCAGAATCAGTCTTTGTTTCTTCTTGTTTTTTCGGCTCCATTGCGTAAGCAAGAGCAGGCGCGGCGGCAGCAGCCAGTGTGGTTTTGGGGCCGTATGTGTATTCCACGTTCCCAAGATTTTTCATAAAAGCCGTGCGACCTTCCGGCGAAGTAAGCGTTTTAGCGCCCTCAATCATTTGGTTGCCAGATGTTTTCGCTGCATCCATAGAAAATTGCGCTGGTTGGGCAATATTTGGATTAAGAGGTGCTACTTGTTGACCGGTAAGTGCTGGCGATTTAAGCACGTTTGCTTGCGTAGTTGCCAAGTTAGGAGTGGCACTCAATGGAGCGTTGGTAAGAGCATCAACCGGTACAGTCGCAGGTTGTGGGACGTAACCCATGCCGCCCATAAAATTACCTGTTGGCACAACAGGCGCTGCTGGAGTTGCCGCCGCTGCTGTCCCCGCTGTCCCTGCTGCCGCACCACCAGAAGTTGCCAATGCACTGCCAATACCAGCGCCACCATAAGCGCCCAAGCCAGCCATCAAGCCCTTCTTGATGTCTCCAGTTGCTACCGTTGTTCCGCCGCCTATCAACAATCCTGCGGTCAGCGGGTTAATTGCTCCGCCAGAGACTGCCATCAATCCTGCGCCAGCAATCATTGGGAGTAGGCTTTTTAGAAAACCAGCTTCAGGCAGGCCAGTCTGCGGATTAATGGTTAACTGCCCGCCATGCGCCATAGCGATGTCGTTCAGGCTTTTTACTTCCCCTTTGGACATGTGAACGAGCATGTCGTCGCCGTTGCGTCCATGCCTTTCAAGATGTTTTGCAGCTTGCTGTAGACTCATATTAGCCTCGTGTAAACAGGGGTGGTTGATCGTATCATGTTGAGAGTGCCGAGACAAACGAAAGTGTGGCTACCACAGACTGGGTAGACGGCTTGGTTGGCGTACCAGAAGCGTTTAAATGCTGGATGGTTACAGCGGCATCGGTTGGCGACCAGTAAATTTCTACATAGTCATTTGCATCCATTTCCAAGAAATAATTCCAGCCAATGATTGAGTGACCGGGTGTACCACCGTGGCTGTTGGGGATTGAGACAAATCCGGTTGAGCCTGTGATGTCTACGTTATTCTGTTTCAGCCAAATATAAACATCGTGCAGTTGCACGGCTGTGTTCTGGAACTGCGCACTAAACTGAAGGTTGTATATACCTGAATTGGCTACTGTAATCTTGGATGTAGCAATCGACACCTCATTGGCAAAATCCGTGGTGTTGAGTGTCATCAGCGTGGCTGTGTTTGCCGTGGTTGCCTGATCTTGGTCGCTGGAGAATGCCCCGTACGGGAAGCGAATAAACCGCCCGCCGGACTCACCCAAAAGCGCCCCGGTCAGGTTGTCAAGCTGGTTGAAATACAGGCGCAGGATGTTTGAGTACTGCTCAATAAACTCGGCGTTGTACTCGTTCGGAGCCGCTGGCAGTCGTGGCTGGACGACTGGGCGATATCGGTTGATGATGGTTGCCATCAGCGCCTGCCGTCTGGTCTGATGTCAATCCGAGGCACACCCAACTGCCACTGAACACCAAGCTCGTCTGAACTTACCTTAAACGCCATCTGACGACCACGAATCCGCACATACACCTGTTGGGTGAACTCTTGGATGGCATAGGTTCTGGTGTTCTGGTAGTTCTGCGTACTGACCACATCAGGGTTGTTTGAGTTGCCATACGGCGCACCTGAGTTGGCGCGAGGCAGTACCGTGAACATGGCGGTCGGCTGGTTCACATTCGATCCGTCAAACGTCAAGTCAGGGATCAATCTCCAGACAAACCCAAAGTTGTGTCCATCCCCAATATCAAAATCAGAAGAAGTCACCTGCGCCACAATTGGCACGGACGGGTTCACTGTGCCGTCATCCACTCCGCTCTCATGGTACAGAAGCTGTGCGTTTGAGTTACCACCTGCCACGCCGTATGTGGTTGCCATTGGGAATGAGCGAAGGGAACTATCCAACCATGCTGTGCGGCCTTGGTTTAGATTCTGGTAGTTGTCCCAGTCGCCGTAATACCAAGTGTTTTCCAAGTGGTTGTAGATCACATAGCGGTTAACCACGGATGAGTTGGCAGAACAATACTGCCACCATACTTCACTGTAGCCCTCGTTTGTTCCCGCACAGAACTGAAACGCTTGCTCAAGGTTGATGTCGTTAAACACGTATTCCCGCAAGGTAGACGGCAAGGTCTGCACCCGACCAGAGTACATGTAAAACTTGTCTGTACCCATCCAGTAGGTGATGTTGTTAGCGGTTGCTATCGCATTTGGCCCAGCAATAGATATGTTGTCGCCCATGATCTGGAAACTCCAGACATACGGTGGGCCAAGGTACTGCATGGAATAAATGGCTGAATCCGTCAACACCAAAATCTCTTGGCGGGTCTGCATGGCGGTCACAATTTGTGAACCGTGACTCAGTCGGTAGCTACCCGCTTGGTTTGTTACAGCCGGAATCCATGTGGCAAAACTTTCTTGGTCAGACCAACGTATCAGCAAGGGGTCTTGGACGGTAGTGCCGTAATCGTTTACACCAAACGCAAGAACAAACCTTGAGGCATCCGACACCATGACAAAGTTGGCAACCGTTGGGCAAGATGAGTCAGTGGTAATCGTCCCGGACTTTGTAACAACAGCGGTGCTTGGGCCAAGGTATTGGCCTCGGTTAAATGTGCTGGCAGATGCTGCGTTTGCCCAGTAGTACAACGCACCGCCACGGGGGTTGAAGATCAGGTCTTCGCCAAAGTTTGACTGGCTCCACAAACGAAGCTGAATGCCAATCCCTGTAGCCGCAGGAGAACCCCAGCCAGTGAATGTGGTGGACTGCGTCACTATTGCATTGTCGGCGTGGGAGGCGGCTGCGCCTGAACCCGTCCCACTCAACCCACGGGTACACCCCAAGAATTGCGTTGAATTTTTACTTGTGTAAGAGATGTTCTCTGAGTCAATCAGAATGTTTCCGGCTGCTGAAAACGCTGCTGTTGAATCAACTGTGATTGTGGTGACAGAGTTGTTTATTGAGCCGTCAAGTTGGTTTGTTGCTGTACCAAAAACGATACCGCCCCAAGTACCTGCGCCCCAGCCCACATTCAGAGAGTAAATATCTACACCCGTTGTAATCTGATATGCGGCAACCACTGATGCTCCGCCGTTGCCCGAGTCCCCTGCGGCTGCATTGACTGAAGCTGTGATGGTGTATGAGTTTGAACTGACGTAGCTGGTGATCTGGAACTCTGCGTTCAAGATGGCGGCAGTGATGTTGCCACCCAAAGATACCGCGCCGCTAAACGTAACGAAGTCCCCTGCCTGCGCACCGTGGGCGATATCCGTGACTGTGATGATTGGCAACCCAGTGGTTGCGGCAAAGGTGACTTCGCCTGCGGTGGTGGTAGAGCGCACTGGGGTAACGTCGTACACCAAGCCGTTTGGCCCGTTCTGGATGTAGTACTTGAGGTTTGTGCCTATCGCCAACAGGTTGTAGCCAGTCAAATTAAGCCAGTTCCACATACCCCTAGCAACACCCCAAAGCGTACCCGTTGGGGGTTTTAACGCAGATACAGTTGTTCCCGTGTCGGCTGCCCACCCGCCAATCTTTTCTGGCTGACCTGAGCGGAACCGAATTTTGTTGGAGGCGTAATAACCACCCTCGTTAGAGTAGGAGGTGTTTTCTCTGTTTACACCGGGGCGGAAGGCGAGCTTTTGGAGTGGCATGATTAAGCTACAAGTCCGGGAACATATTGCGTTTTACCAGCGACTTTCATGGCGGTCAACTCCTGCTTCTTTAAGTTGTCTGGGTTGTAACTTACATGCACCCAACCACTGTCAGGAATGCCGGGGGTGTAAAACTCCAGAATCAACTGGGTATAGTCCAGATTATCCATGATCCACTGCGCCAATTCCGCATTTGGTACGCCGGGAATCTCTATATCGGCTGCTTGGCCCTTGCAATGGTCTGAGGTACGACTTCCGCCCACTGCTGCATTTGAGTCAGGAGAGCGATACCCAGAGTTCACCTTGACACCTTTTTGAAAGTGATCGCGGATTGGCTGGAGAACACGTTCAGCCAAGATTTTGAGGTACTCGGTTTCAACTGGCCCGGGAGTGTTGTCTAAGCCCATGCGCAGGGCTGTCTCGGATTTGGTCAGTTCGTGCAGGGAGAAATTGGCGGTCAGGTTCATTTCATGCTCCTCACTTGGTTGTACTGGTCGATGCAGGTGTTGAGTTGCCGGATGGCTTGGTCGCCTCGGGCGGTGAGATCGACAAGAGCTTGAGCAACTCGTCCGTCAAGCTCGGCTCTTGTTTCTGTATCTCCACTGGCAGCGGTGGATGGCTCGGACACTGACACGGGGCAGTCGGGCGCTTTGACAGGAATGAACAACTTGCGCTCGCCAGAGGCAAGATCAGTACGAAGCTTAATTTCTTTAATCCGTGCAACATCGTTGGCTTTCTTCAAGGTCTGGGCGTAGGTCTGGGCAACCTCTGCCATGCGTTGTTCTGTTTCCCGTGCCTGCTCGTTTAAACGGGCGATCTCCACCTGCTGGCGCTCATATTCGTCTTGCTCTCCACTGTAATACCCAGCCCCAAAACTGCCAAGTAGGGCAAGTACGATGCCAAGCAAGACATATGGGTTGAGCAAAGTCATTCGTTGGTCTTTCCACGGACGTAGGCAGTTGCCGCCATGAACGCCACCACAATCGTACCCATTGCAGCGCAGTAGGTGGTCACCAAACCATTCAGGGCATTGACCTTCTCCAGTGCAACCAGTTCAGATGCCAAGTAAGCAATGAGTACAGGCGGTGCAACCAATGCCGCCCAAGCCATGATCCTCTGTTGGTCAGCCATCTTGTCCATGTTCTCAATGACAATCATGCGCTCAGAGCGAGCTAACTCCGTGTCCGTCACCACGCCGTCGTGGTCGGTATCGAATTCGTTGTAGGTTGAGTCTTTCTCAAGTTGCTTACTCATGTTTCTTCCTCCGGTCAAAAATGGGGTTGTCCTCAAACTCTTTTGGACTGTCCCGATTCTTTCTTTCGATTTCTTGTCTCAGCTTCTCCACCTTCTCCAACTGCTGTTTGGCATCGTTCCTTGTCTCCAGTATGTCCAGATACATGAACGCCAACAACGGCAGCATCAAGGCCACCAACAAAACCGCCACCACCCAGCCCACCATTCCCATCACAAGCTCCTCAGTTGTTTCAACCACAGGAACCACGTCCACAGGTACAGGATAAGAATAAGGGCTAGGACGGCTGCTCCCGCTCGCAGGTTTTGGCTTCTTTCCCTTTGGTGTCGTTGCCATCTCAATCTTCGCTCCCGTTGTTCCTGTGCAAGTCTGGCAGCTTCTTGTTCAGCGGCTATGACATCCCGCATCTCAAACACTTTGCTGTACAGCGCACCCATTTCGGGAGGGCTTTGATACACCATCGTTTCCCTTATTGTCTTCTCCAACTCCGCCATCTGATCCTGCGCCATGACCCGCTTCAGTGCGGCTTCCATTTGATTCTGGTCAGGTTCGTAGACGTTTCTGGACTTCTCCTCCTCTTCCCGAATGTGTGCAGCTAACTGCTCTTGAATCTTGAAGAACTCGGTAAGCTGCTTGACAACCCCCACCATGACTTCGGTTTCGTCAACGGCAACGAACTTGTCTTTCTTTTTCGCCACAGGCTTGGGCGTTGACTGTTTTGCCTTGGGTTTAAAGAAGTTACTAAAGTTACTCCAAAATCCAGTAACTTCCCTATAAACGCCAACAGCCTCGTCAACAGTGCTTTTGACCTCCATGAAAGAAGTCTTCGCCTGCTTGTATAGCTCACAACCTTCCTTGATGGCGGCGACACAAGCATTAGCGGCAAAGAGAAGGCTGATCGGATCAATTTTCTACCTCAAGCGGTGCGTTCCCACATATACACAACAATATATGGTTGAAGGTTTGCGTCTGTACCAGAAGAACCTGTTGTGCTATTTGCCACGGTAATGCCTGTGGTTGCGGTACTAGTTGTATCAGTTATGTTTGCAGGAACAAAACAGTTTGTTGAACTGCCTGATTGCGGTAAGGCGCTACTTGGTCTGAGATAAGTGTGGTTGTGTCCGGGGTCTGTGACTGATGCAGTGTGGGTGTGGCTAACAACAATTGCATCTTTGCTGCCGCCTGTTGCGCCTGCGGTGTATGTTCCGCCTCCGCCTGTACCCGCGCCAATCATCACTCGGCCAGCACCAAACGCAGTCCATGTACCAAAACCAAGCAATGTAGCTGGGTTGGTTGACACTGTTGCAGTGTAAAGAGAACCAACAGGGTATAAAGCAGCCGCAATTGCCGCCTTAACAAATGCTGTTGTAGCGATTGACGTATCGTTATCCGAAGTGGATTGCGTCGGCGCTGTGGGGTTGCCAGTAAACGCAGGGGAAGCAATTGCAGCCACATCCGTGCCAATCACCAAGCCAAGGTTTGTTCTTGCGGCAGACGCTGATGTGGCTCCTGTACCGCCCTTGGCAATAGCCAATGTGCCTGTCAAGTTTGCTGCTTGTACTTCGTAGAAGTTTGTGCCGTCAGACCAGACAAGGACTTTGTCGCCGTCTGCAATTGCAACCCCAGTACCTGCGGCTGTTGTGTTGCCGATGACCGTAGAGTTGTAGATGGTAATGGTGTAGCCAGAGTTGTTCCAGATGATGTACTGTTTAGACACTGGCGGGGCGTAGATGGCTGAGGCTGCTGCCGCGCTGTTGAACTTCAACATGGCGTACACCGATTGGTTCAGCGATGCGCTGGAGGATGGCCCGTTGACATAGGTCAGGGCTTGGGCGGCAGAGGACACCGTGACAGCTTGATACCCTGCGATGGCTGTGTCCAAAACGTAGGCAAGGTTGCTGTCGGTGGTTGCACCCCACGCACCGGCTTGGTCGCCAGAACCAATCAACTCGATACGCAGGCTTGAGGAATAGGTACTGCTCATGGTGTTTCTCCTTGTGGGGGATTATCCGCGCTTTGTGTTTCTAACGCTGTGATTCGTGCTGTCAGGTCTGTGATGAGGGCTTGCTGTTCTTGGATGGCTGCTGTTAGGGTTGTTATTAAAAATGAGGTATCTATAGACTGATATCTTGGGCGGGAATGTTCGGCTCCTTCTTCATCTTTATAAATTTCTATTTCATCCTTTGTTCCAATAACTGCTTGTGGAATAATTGCCTGTAATTCATGGGCAATAAACCCTTCGCTTGTTTTATTTGGTTCAGATTTCCATGTGTAAGTAACTGGTTTAAGCGCAGCAACTTTTGCCAATGCCCCAGTCATAGGTGCAATGTTTTCTTTTAATCTGTAATCAGATGATGTTGTATAACTAATAGAATTAGAAGAAGAATAATAAATTCCACCGCCTGTATAAGCATTGTTAAAATCAATAAATCTTATTGCCGCACCATTTTGACTATTTGCACTATTTTTAATGCACATACCTTGTTGTGAAAAACCATCAAAAGTAAATTGTATGGTTCCAGTCAAAACAGTGGCACTTTGAGCCACCAGCAAGTTACCGCTGGAGTCGATACGCATACGTTCTGCAAGAGTGTCACTAATTCTTGTTTGAAACACCATTGCCCCACCAGTACCATTGGTGGTTGTGTTTACAGCATCAATTTCAGCAATTGTCCGAACGCTTGTATCTCTAGCTTGGAACAACAAAGATGCCGCATTGTTACCAGAAACAACCGTATCCCCTGTGCCATCGTGAATGCTTAATTGACCCGCAGTAGCCGCTGGCCCTTTTACTTCAAGACGATAACTTGGCGCAACACCAATCCCCACATTACCGCTGGAGTCGATACGCATACGTTCTGTGCCGTTTGTTGTAAACACCATTGGCGTATTTGACTCATTATGCAGAATGTATGAATCTACATTAGAGCCAACAAACCATGATGACCCAGCAGACGCTGTGTTTCTAATAGTAGAGCCAGACCCCCCAGCAACATGAAGTTTAGAACTCGGTGAAGCAGTACCAATCCCCAAGTTACCTGAGCTATCAAACCTTGCAATCTCCGCACCACCTTCAGCAAAAGCAATGGTGTCAGCGGCAGGGAAGAATATACCTGTGTTTGTATCTGTTCCCCTGACAGCAGGGGTTGCGGCAGAACCGTCGATGTCGGACAAACCGTCCGTGCCTGAAAGAATTAAACTCATGGTTTTACCTCAACGACCGCTTCAGGTTCTTGTGGGGTGGTTTCTACTGGAGTCTCAACTACCGCTTCAGGCTCCACAACGGGACTATCCACTGGTGCAGGCTCCACAACAGGCTCCACAACAACCACAGGGCGCAAGTCGCCTTTGTCCCATGCTGTAGTCTCTTGATTCCATGTGTAGAAGTATTCATCCACAGGCATAGCAATAGGTGGGTTCCACAGCCATGTGGCAGTGTCCAGCACCCAGTTATCAAAAGGCTTGGGGGCAATGAAGACATCGTTTGTCTCGTCATAGGCAAGCACATTGTTTGCTTCAGCGGCTGAACTGTTTGGCAAAAGATAATCTTGCATTTGGTTGTATGTTGACCTTGAGGTATCCCAAACAATCCAATTTCCTACAGCGTTTGTCTGCTTGACCATAACGAACCTCGGTCTAAATCCTAAATATACAAACACACCATCAGTAGAGCCATTGCCTGTGTATTTACCAAACGCAGAGTATCCAGCTACTGCGGCAAAGCAGTATGCGACATAGGTTGAACCATTTACATTTAAGTCAGTACCCGTGTTAGCGGCAGAACCAATACTAAACACAGAAGATGTTGGTGCAGTAGAGTTAAAATATAACGGCAGGTTTTGTTGAGCCGCTGTTGTTTGTAGTGTTAGCAAGTTTGTTGGACTGATTGAACTGTGATACACAATCCAAGAAGTGCTTGCAGTCGGCCTGCTCTTAATAATCATCATAGATGGTGCAACACCAAGTCCATGCCCTATGGTTGCGGCTGTACCTGTACCTGTATAAGTCACCACGCTAAAGCCAGCAGTTGCATTTGCTCTTACTTGTGATGAGATTGTCCCGCTGGTGTTTGTTACTGTTGAGCCGCCAGCGTTCCATTGCCAGCCAACGTAGGTTGAGCCAGATAAATTGCTATTTGTTGCGCTTCCAGTAGTGTTGTTTCCTAGATTGAATCCGTTTGAATTGAAGGCAATTACGTCCCCGCCAGCGCCAGTCCCGTTGTTTCTTTCGGCATCAGTAAGATTACTAGCCAATGCAATTCCAGCACCCCTGACAGAATCAATTAAACCGTGGGTAGCCGCACTGCTTCGCACCTTAACCCACACCAAATCAGGAGCAAATGAAACACCATTTGCAGAGTTATTGATTGTTTGCGTTGACCCATTACCCGTGTACAGCGTAGCCGCCATCACAGTACGACCATCAGGAATTGCATATGTTGTTGGCATGGTTGTTCCTTATAGGTTGAATGTGTTGAGGGCTACAAAGCCGCTTGGTGGGGTGTAGGTGAATGGACGTTGACCAGCGTTGACAGAACCAGCAACTGTCCTTGATGTACCGCCCAGATGATTGCAAATCAATTGCATATACGAGGAAGTTAATCCAGTGAAGGCTGTTCCTTGGCTTACATTGTTTTTATAAAAAACCAATGTTCCTGCGGTCAAATCTAGAGCAACCCCAATAACGTCATTGTTCGTGTAAGTCGCTCCATACGCCACACCAGTTGCGCCACCAGCGCCACTATACTTATTTCCATCACAATGGTACACATAACCATCAGTAACCAAATTAATTGTGGTGGTGTTTGTTTGTGTATTTGAGGACAAGATAATACCTATCGAAATATTTGACCCAGCACCGACATTGGTGGGTGTAACTTCCCAATAGTATTTGTCAGATGAAACAGCCAAGGTTCCTTTTAAGTACCAAACTCCACTTGTACTATTTGTATAAGTGAAATCCATGTTACCAGCCGTGACTGTGAATAAAGTTGAAAGTGGGTTTGCAACTGAATAATTAGCCGCTGTCGCACTTGTCAGTGTAGGCACATCGGTCATGCTGTCGTAGGTTGTGCCAGCAGTCAAAGAGATGTTGTTGGTTGTCCAGTTGTTTCCGTTAGGGCTGAAGTCATACCCCAAGGTTGTTGTGCTTGTGGTGTTGGTAAACGGCAAGTAAAAACCATTTGTGCCAAGTATTTTGTGCTGGGTATGTTGCTGTTGCATACGAACATTCAACACCATTTACATAAATTCTAACTCTATTGGCGGCTGTTGCTTGTGTTGTATCAACAGACAAAATAACATGATAATAAGCAGATGGGTCACGATAAACGGCATTAGTTTGAATTTTCCATGCGGCTGTTTGACCATCATAAAACTCAAGAGTATCAGCGGCAATAGATGAATTTCCATACCCAAAATAATGTATTGCTGTTGAATTATCTCCAGCCAAAAGTGATGAGGTTACTCCAAAAGAACCTCTTTTAACCCATAAACTGTAAGTAAAAATTTTGTTATTTGTTACAGAACTTGAATTTGTCCTATTCAAATAAGCAGTCGCACTTGAACGGAAACGCAAAGAGTTGTTCACATACTTCAATGGAGCCAAGTATCCAGTTGATGTGAATGTGTGGATGACATTACCACCAGTGATGGTGACAGTACCACCAGCCATTTGCTGAGTTGAGCCGGGGTAGCTGATGATGACCACGCCGGAGCCGCCTGAGCCACCAGCAACGGCTGTACTGCTAGAACCTGAACCGCCGCCACCACCGCCAGTATTTGCTGTGCCTGCTGTGCCAGCGGCATTTACACCGCCGTTACCGCCGCCTCCCGCACCACCAGTTCCCGCCGTCCCAGATGGATATTTAGCACCGCCACCTCCGCCAGCATAAGTGACCGAGGAGCCGCTTATGGATGAGGCAGTACCTGCACCTCCATTACCACCAGCCGCCGCACCAGCAGTACCCGCCGCAGTTGCGCCACCGCCACCGCCTCCAGAATCATTACCTACTCCGCCAGCGCCTCCATTATTTCCTTGGCTTGGGCTTGTAGATGGCGTATTTCCTGTTCCGTTTGTTGCCGCACCAGAATAATTACCACCACCACCAGAGCCGCCGTTTTTTCCGTTATAAAAAGAACCTGTATAACCGCCGCCGCCGCCGCCACCCGTAGAAGTTGTTGAACTAAATGCGGAGTCTGAGCCATTTGCAGATTGTGAACCGCTAACTCCGCCAGCGCCGCCAGCGCCTACAGTAACTGTATAAATTGAGTTAGTGTCTAATACGGCTGAACTTGTTCTAAAGCCGCCAGCACCGCCACCGCCAGAACCTGTATATTGACCACCGCCACCGCCACCAGCAACAACCAAATAGGATGCGCTCAAAGGTGTAATTGGAACAAGAGTGCCAGAAGTTGTAAATGTGTGAATGGTGTTACCACCACTTGAAGTGACGACACCGCCACCAAATTGTTGTGCGCCTACATAGGAAATGATGACGATGCCTGAGCCGCCTGATGAACCATTATTGTTAGGCCCACCACCACCACCACCACCAGTGTTGGCTGTGCCTGCTGTTCCAACAGAACTAGAAATACCGCCTGTTCCACCGCCACCGCTACCTCCAGCGCCACCACTGTCAAAACCACCGCCTCCACCACCGCCAGCATAGGTAACGCTAGAGCCTGTAATTGAAGATGCTGTGCCAGCACCGCCAGCACCAGATACAGTATTGCCAGTTCCACCAGCCGCAGTAGCGCCGCCACCGC